CATGCTTCGCCACGTCACCGAGCCGAACCAGCTCTGGCAGATCGACGCCTCGCCGGTCGACGCGCTCTGCAGCGACGGCCGCTATTCGATCTATGCCTGCATCGACATCGCGACCAGGCGCACCGTCTGGTCGCTGTCCAAGACGCCGCGCGCTTCGGCCGTCGCCCTGCTGATCCGCAAGGCAGTGCTCGCATGGGGCGTGCCCGACCAGATCAAGACGGACAACGGTTCCGACTTCGTGGCGCAGGACACACAACGCCTCTTCGCCTCGCTGGACATCGAGATCGAGCTTTCCGACGCCTATTCGCCGGAGCAGAAGGGCCATGTAGAGCGCGTCATCGGCACCTTCCAGCGCGATGTCGGCCCGCTGCTGCCGGGCTTCGTCGGCCATTCCGTTGCAGACCGCAAGGCGATCGAGAGCCGCAAGAGCTTTGCCAAGCGCCTCGGCGAGACCGAGGCCGAGACCTTCGGCGTGACGCTCACCGGTCCCGATCTGCAGAAGCACGTCGATGAATGGGCCGAGCTGACGTATCAGCATCGCCCGCATGCCGGCCTGAAGGGCCAGACGCCATTCGCCGCCGCGCTGGCGTCGATCAGGCCGATGCGCACCGTCGACGTTCGCGCTCTCGATCTCCTGCTGATGCCGATCGCTGGCGGAAATGGGCAGCGCGTCGTCACGAAGCTCGGCATCCGGATCGACCACTACCACTACATGACGCCGACGATCCTGCCGGGCACGGCCGTATTCGTCCGCCAGGACCCCAACGACATGGGCCGCGCCTACGCGTTCGCCCAGGACGGCGCGGAGTTCCTCGGCGAGGCGATCTGCCCCGAGCTGGCGGGCGTCAACCCGGCCGACTTCGTCAAGGGCGCGAAGGAAATCCACAACGAGATGATGGGCGAGCGGCTGCGGCAGGTGAAGGCCGACATGAAAGCACTGCGCAAGGGGCCGGCGCTGATCGATCGCGCGCTGGAAGTCGCGCGGCGCGACGCTCCGAACGTCATCCCGCTACCGAAGCGCGAGGAGAAGCATACGACGGCGCAGATCAGCGCGGCGATCGAGGCGATGGGCGAAAGGCTCAACCCGAGCCGTGAACTCACTCCGCGTGAGGCTGCCGAGCATCGCCGGATGATCGACGCCATGCTGGCCGACGACGAGGCAGAGCTGCACGAAGACCATCAGCGCCGCGTGGCCGCCTATCACGAGCGCGTCGCCGAGGAGCGCGTCGCGGGCTTGCCGGAGAACGTCTCCAAGCTGCCCGAGACCGCGCTGGAACGCTACCGGCGGGCAGTGCGGATCGAGACCCAGATCAAATCCGGAAGCGTCTGCGATCCCTACGAGGCGCACTGGCTCGGCGGCTACCAGCACAGCGCCGAGTACCGCACGCAGTCGCAAATGCACGCCGATTACGGGGACGCGTACCTGTCCTGAGTAAAAGCGAAAGGCCCCGGTTGCAGCCAGAGCCTTTCAAGGAAACCGCCGCCGAAAAGCGGCGCATGAACAGCGAGGAAACTATGCCAGCGATCTCCAATGTCAATCGGCCCGCGCCGCTGAAAAACGTCGCCGCCTTCGCAACGCTGCTCCAGAAGATGACGGAGCGCGACCCCGACTTGCCCGGCCTGGCCGTATTCTTCAGCCCGAGCGGCTGGGGCAAGACCAAGTCGGCCGTATATGGCGCGAATCGCTTCCGCGCCGCCTACATCGAGTGCGGCCAGTTCACGACGGCGCGCTCACTGCTCACCGACATCCTGACCGAACTGGGCGAGAACCGGCCCCGCGGGACGGTGGAAGACATGAAGCGCCGCGCCATCATGATCATGGCGGGCGACCCAACCCGTCCGCTGATCGTGGACGAGGCGCATTTCGTGGCGGCGAAGCGGTTCGTGGACGTGCTGCGGGAGCTTTCCGACAAGAGCAGCGCGGCTGTCATCCTGGTCGGCGAGGAGATGCTGCCGGCCCGTCTTGAGGATTTCGAGCGCGTGCACAATCGCGTGCTCGAATGGTTGCCGGCAATGCCTTGCGACGCCGAGGACTTCGCCCACCTGGCAGCCAATCGGCTGCCGCGGGACGTGAAGATCGCTGCCGATCTTGCCACGGCCATTCTGGAGCGGACGAAGGGCAATACCCGCCGCATCGTCGTCAACCTCGCGAAGGTAGCGGAGAAGGCGCAGCTCACCGGCAAGAAGACGATCGACCTGGAAACCTTCGGCGGTCTTCCGGCGATCGCCACCAACACCAAGGTCGCGCCGAGGAAGTTCGCATGAGCCGGCGTCCCCTTCTCGATACGGTGCAGCTTTCTCTGCAGGTGCCGCGCGGCGAAGCCGGTTTCTGGTCGATCATCCGCGACCTGGACAGCATCGGCTCCTGGACGGTCAGGCAGGTGCATGACCGGACCAATGTCGACGTGACGATGGTCGCCCGCTTCGTCCGCAAGCTGCGACTCGGAGGATACGCCGAGCTGGTCGGCTCCCAGGCGAACGGGCTGAATGGCAGGAACATCCCCGCCGCCAACACCTACCGGCTGAAGAAGCGACCGGTGCTGGTCCCGCGCCTCGACAAGGAAGGCCGGGCACTGCCGGAAACTGCCAACGAACAGCTGTGGCGCGCCATGAAGATGACGAAGGCCTTCACTCCGGCCGAGCTGGCCGAGCTTTGCCCCGACGTCTCGGTGTCGGCGGCCAAGGGGTATTCCTACGCGCTCACGGCGGCCGGCGTGCTCTCGCATCGCCAAGGCACGTTCCGGCTCCTCCGCAATCTCGGCAACCAGGCGCCGAAGATCCTGGCGACAAAGCTGGTCTTCGATCCGAACACCGGCCAGGTCTTGGGACCTGCCGTAGCCCGCGAGGTGTCGCGATGAACCGCGGGCCTGTGACCGGTCGCCGGCCGAATGCGCCGCGCTTCGTCGACAAGGTGACGGCAATCCATGGCGACGACGCGCCGGACTGGCTGCTGGAACTGGCGAGCTTCGCCGACAGGGAAGGCCTAGCCGGCGCTGAGAAGCGGATCGGCTACAGCCGCTCGGCGATCTCGAACGTCATCGCCGACAAGTACACGGGCGACTTGGGCCGCGTCGAGGAGATGGTGCGCGGCGCGCTGATGTCGCTCACCGTCGACTGCCCGGTGTTGGGCGAGATCGGCCGCGACCGCTGCCTGCAGGAACAGAAAGAGCCGTTCCGGGCCACGTCCCGGCACCGCGCGCAGATCTACCACGCCTGCCGCGGCGGCTGCCCCCACTCCAAGCACAGGAACGAAAGCGAGCAGAAATGATGACGAGAAAGGTATCTGTCGCGGTCGACCCCGATCGCCAGCGCCAGCGAGCCGCCGCACTGGCAAACGCGCTGCAGCCCCTGATCGAGAACCATCTGGCGTCCGAGCCGCCGCCGCCTCCGGTCATGCTGACGATCGACAGGCACCTGCTCGCCGCGTGCGCGTCCGTGGAGCGGGCGGTGGAGGGCTTCGAGCAGGCCAAGTTCACCCCCAGCGAGATCAATGCCCGGCGCAAGATCATGGAGGCGGCGATGAAGGTCCGCACGCTGATGCGCAAACGCAGGGAGCGCGGCAATGGCCGCTGACCTCGCCCCACATGTCGCGCAGGTCGACGTGCTCGACCTCGCCGGCCGCATCATTGCCGCCCCGCGGCACGCCCGCATCACCACGGCGGGAGGCCTTGCCCTGGCGCTGGCGCTCGAAAGCAGCTGGGCCGTCGCGATCGAGGCCGAACTCCTCGTGCGGGCGCTCGCCATGCCGATCACCGGCAACGACGCGGCCGACGCCGCGCGCGACCACGCAATCCAGGTGCAGTCCGACAAGGTCTCGAACCTCATGGCCGCGATCCGCGGCGAAGCCCCAACCCCAACGGAGTGAAAATGATGGAAGCGGTTATTCTCGAAGAGCGTCCGGCCGATGGCGTCGTCGTCATCAACGGCAAGAACTACATGCCGAACTCCAAAGGCGGCTTCGACGCCGTCGAGCTGGTGAAGCCGCAATACAAGCTGGAAGACGAGACGGTTCGCAAGGTCATCGCCTATGCCGAAGAGCTGTCGGCGCAGATCGCCCGCTTCAAGCAGCACACCTTCAACGATCTCGGCGCCTTCGAGGCGCTGCTGGCGCAGGAATACGGCGTCTCGAAGGGTGGCGCCAAGGGCAACAAGACCTTCATGACCTATGACGGACTGATGAAGGTCACCGTGCAGGTGGCCGACCGTATCGACTTCGGCCCCGAGCTGCAGATCGCCAAGGCGCTAATCGACGAATGCCTCAACGAATGGTCGGTCGACAGCACGCCGGAGATCCGCACCGTCGTGACCCGCGCCTTCAAGACCGAGAAGGAGGGTCAGATCAACCGCGCCGAAGTCTTCATGTTGCTGCAGCTCGACATCCAGGACGAGCGCTGGCAGCGCGCCATGGCGGCGATCCGCGATGCCATCCGCGTCGTCGGCTCCAAGATCTACGTCCGTTGCTACCAGCGGCCGACGCCGGACGGCGAATGGCAGGCCATCACCATCGATCTTGCGAAGGCATAGGAGGCGGCGGTGGGATACACCCTCTGGCACGAGAACCTGGAGCGCCTGGTCAGGGTCGTCGAAGACAAGCTGGCGGCGGCGGACGCCGTCGTCGGCAGGTACAGCCGCGATGACTATCAGGGATGGGTCGCCCGCAGGCGCTCCGCGGAAGCGGCGCTGGTCGAGCATTTCACCGCCGCCGAAGACGCGCGCTTCAGCAGGAGCGGCGATGCGGAAAGCATCCGCATGGCCGGTATCCGGTCCAGTTCGACCCAGGGCGTCACCGCCGCCCTGCGAAACTGGCGCACTACCGCGCAGCTGAAGCTCGTCCAGGCCGACCCGATCAACCTGCAGGGCTCCGGCCCGGCGCCGATCGAGCCGAGGGAAGCACCATGATAAGCCGACGCCAGCTTGTCGTGTTGGGGCTCCTGTACACGGTCTTGATCGTGGTCACGGTCGCCGTAATGCCCGATCCACCTGCCGCTCCGATCTTTGGCGTAGCGGTCGCGTGGTTTTCGATCGGGCGAGCATGGGACCGGTTGCCGATCCCTTCAGCCCCATTGCCAGATAAGCCGATGAAGTGGGGCCGACAGTGAGCGCGATTGCCGCCATCCACGTCGCCAAAAAGCAGCTCGGCCTGGACGACGACACCTATCGCGCCGTCCTCGTCCGCGTGACGGGCAAGAACTCGGCTGGAAAGATGACGCAGGCCGAGCAGTACGCGGTCGTCCAGGAGTTGCGCCGGCAGGGCTTCACGCCCGGTAAAAAGGGCCTTGAAGGGCCGTTCGCGGCCAAGCTGCAGGCGCTCTGGATCGCGGCCTGGAACCTCGGCATCGTCGAGGACCGCCGCGACAGCGCCATGCTGGCGTTTGTGAAGCGGCAGACAAACATCGACCACACCCGCTTTCTGCTGGACGCCGAGGACGCTGCCCGGGCGATCGACGCACTGAAAGCCTGGATGACGCGCGAGGCCGGCGTAGACTGGTCGCTCAGCAACCATATGCCGGCCTGGCAGCGGATGCCCGGCTACAAGATCGCGCTCGCGCAGTGGAACATCCTGGTCGCCAGGGTCGACATGCGCGGCCACACCTTCCGCAGCTTCGTCGAGGATCACGCCTTCAACCCGATCGACCGAATGGCGGCGAAAGAATGGGCCGGCGTCATGAACACGCTCGGCAGCCGCATCAGGAAGGCGGGGCGCTGATGGTCGCCTATAGCTTCGCCCCGCAATTCCGCGATCCGGTCGCCCAGCTGATCAAGCGGCAGACGGTGCGCGGCCCGCGCAAGCGCCATGCCCGTCCGGGCGAGCCGGTGCAGCTCTACACCGCCATGCGCACCATGCATTGCCGCAAGCTGGTCGACCGCGACCCGACCTGCGTTTCCGTCGAGCCGATCGAGATCTCCACCAGCGAGCTGCTGGACGAAGGCATCGCCTCGATCGCGATCGCCGGCCGCCCGCTCGGCAAAGACGAAATCGAGGCGTTCGCCGCGGCTGACGGCTTCGATCCCGGAGTTTTCGGTGCCTGGCAGTTCAGCGGCCGCAGCCTCGACATGCGGCCGGCGACTGCCCGCTACTGGATGGGCTGGTGGTGGATGCGCACTCACGGCCTCGGCCGGTTCGCCGGCGTTCTGATCAAATGGGAGCCGTTCGCATGAGCATACGCCGCCGCCACACCGGCCGGGTGAAGATCCCGTTCTCGAATATCGAGATGCTCGCCGCCGAGGCGCTGGCCAACAGTGCGCTGGCGACCGCTGTCAGCGGCGCGTGGAAGCTGACGCGGCATTCCGCACTCCACCGCTGCAAGAACGGCAGCTATACGCTGCACCTCGTCTGGCACGGCGAGAACGGCCAGACCCTGACCTCGACCATTCGCGGTCTGGAGGTAACGGCATGAGCGGCGCGAACCGCTCCACGGCCGTCATGGCTTCGCGCATCAGCGGGCCGGAATCGCTCGAGCTGTTCCCGACGCCGCCCTGGGCGACACGCGCCCTGGTGCACGAGATCCTGCGCGGGCATCTCGGCATCGACACTTCGGCGCTGACAGCGCTGGACCCGGCCTGCGGCCGCGGCCACATGGCCATTCCACTCGCCGAAAGCTTCGCCTCGGTCGTCGCGACGGACGTCCATGATTGGGGTTTCGGCGTTCGTCGCGATCTCGATTTCACCTTTGCTTCGCGCGAGGACTTCCCGCCCGTCGACTGGATGATCGCCAACCCGCCTTTCACGCTGGCCGAGCGATTCCTGGTCAAGGCGCTTTCTTTCGTCCGCCAGGGCGTTGCGATGTTGCTCCGGCTGCAGATACTTGAAGGCGGGGAGCGCTATCGGCTGATCTACGGAGATCCCGCTCGCCGTCCGATGCTGATCTGCCCGTTCGCCGAGCGCGTGCCGATGATCGAGGACGTCTGGGACCCGGAGGCCAGCTCGGCGACCGCCTATGTCTGGCTCGTGTGGAGCGTCGCCGGCAGCCCGACGCTTCCGCTAGCCCTGCACATTCCTCCGGGCATGCAGAAGCTCTACACGAAGCCGGGGGACATGGTGCTCGCCACGCCCGGCGAGGCCGCCAAACGCCGGCGCGCCAGACGAGCGGAGGCTCCGTGAGCGGAGCGCCGAAGCCAGTCCAGGAAGACACGCCGGCCGTCAAGGTTCCGGCGCATGTCCGGCATTTCGTGGACGTGCTTGGCCTGGACGGCACCGTGGAATTCCTGCTCACTTTCGGCGGCGGCATCGCCTATTTCTCGCTTGATCCCGATCCGCGCACGGTCGTTGCCGCCAAGATCGGTGTCGAGGCCACCGCCGCGATCGCGCAACGCTTCGGGCCGGGCTCGATGCGCGTGCCAACAGCAAAGCCCTTTATCGCGGCCGTACTTCGTGCCAAAGGTGAAGGCACGTCGGCGATCGCTCGCCGGCTGCATGTCTCCGATGTTGCCGTGCGCGGCTGGCTTTCGGACGACAGCAGGCAGCTAAAGCTGCTTTAGAGACAATCCGTTGTCGCTATACGAATAGCACCCATCCGTTGTGACTAGAGACCGTCGGCCGGAGCTGCGTCTCCGGCCGGTTTTCACAACGGGAAAACCATGGCGATCCGCAGCCGCACCGACCTTCTCGTCGTTCACGTCACGGCCACTCCTTCGTCGCGCGACATCGGTGCGAAGGAAGTTGACGCCATGCACCGCGCCAAGGGCTGGAAGGGCATCGGCTATCACTTCGTCATCCGGCGTGATGGGACCGTCGAAACCGGCCGGGCGATCAACCAGATCGGTGCTCATGTCGAGGGTTGGAATTCGGTTTCTGTCGGCGTCTCGCTCGTCGGTGGCGTCGATGAACGCGGTAGCCCCCAGGACAACCGGACACCGCACCAGACGGCATCGCTGATCTCGCTCCTGAAGGATCTGCAAGCGCGCTATCCGCATGCCTTGGTCTGCGGCCACCGCGACCTGTCGCCCGATCGAGACCGTGACGGCGTGATCGAGCCGGACGAGTTCATCAAGGCCTGTCCCTGTTTCGACGCCATTGCCTGGGCGCGCGCGAATGGGCTGCGCCCCGCGAACATCCGCGGCTACTGGGATCAGCGGGCGCCGCAGATCGAAGCCCTGGCGGCGCCCGACGCTCGCACCGCCTATCTGCAGAAGCTACTTGCCCGCGCCGGCTATGCGTTCGGGCCGATCGACGGTCATCTCGGCAAGCGCACCAAGGCTGCTATCGAACAGTTCCAGATCTGGGCCGGGCTGAAGGTCACCGGCACGTTCGATGAGCAGACCGTCCAGCATCTGCGTAGGCGCTTCGAGCACAAGGTGGCCGCCTGATGCTTGCTCGCCTGCTTATCGTTGCCGCGATCGCATTCTCGGCGTTCTTCTTTTTCCGCGTGGTGGCAGCACATTCCCACGATGCGCCCAATGGCTGGTCGTATCCATCCTCGTGCTGCTCCGGCTACGACTGCCGCGAGGTCGGCGACCGCCATAGCAAGGCGAAAGTTCGAGTGGTGGAGACCAACCAGGGGTACCAGATCACGGCGACCGGCGAGGTCATTGCCTGGTCGGACGCGCGGCTGAAGGACTCGCCTGATGGCGAATATCATTGGTGCTCGGTTGCCGGCGCCGATGACAGCGGCACCATCTGCCTATTCGTTCCGCCGCGGTCGTTCTGATGTCGCGCCAGCTCGCCAAGCCAGCATATAGGCTCACTAGGCAGGCTTTCTGGGTATCGTTCGCGCTTGCCTGGGTCGTCATTCTGCTGCTCGTCGTCGGAGCACTCGCCGGCCGGGACGGAGCCGTCCAGATCGCGCCGGTGGCGATCCCCGCCATGGTGATGATGGTGGCCGCGCTGCTCGGCATTCACCGAGCCTTCGGCTCCATGGACATGCGCTCGATCGCAGTGACGGCCGCACCGCCGATCGACACGAACTATCCGCCCGATGGCGGCTACGGGGTGGAACGCTGATGTTCGCGGCGTTCACCTGGGCAAATGTCGGCAAGGCTCTGTGGGCGCTCGCCACCATCACCATCCCCTTGCCGCTGATCGTCATCGTCGCCGGCGGGCTGTGGCTTTGGATCGACACCGGCAGCCGCGTCCGAACGGCCGTCGACAAGGCGATGAAGGAGCTTGTCGCGGGCGCGGAGATCGACGCGCTGGAGGCGAAGCTCGACGGCGAACGGCGTCTGCGCATGTTCGCCGAAGGCGCGCGCGACGAAGCCCGGCGCATCCAGGCCGAGGAAGAAAAAGCCCGACAGGAGTTTTCCGACAAGCTCGTGCTGTCGGAGATCCAGAGTGAGAACGATGCCAAGGAAATCGAAGACCTCAAGAAGCAGCCTCGTCCTGAAGAGTGTGTTGCCGATGATGCTTACATTGACGGCCTGCGGAACAAATAGCGCCGTGCTCGGCAAGGCCTATGGCGAGAAGGCGAAGGCCGACCTGGTCGACGACGCCATTGCGATCGGTAAGGCCGAGACCGCCGAGGCCAGGCGCGTTCCCAAGCTGCCGCCCGAATGCCGGACGCGGTTTCGCAGCGGCGCCGTCGTCGGTGACGGCTATGACGTGATCGGCAAGAAGGCGGACATTGCGCTCGGCCGCGCGAACGACCGGCTCGCGTACTGCGTTGCCCTGTCCGACCGGTATGTCGCCGCACGGGAGCCGCAGCCATGAAGGTCGGTGATGCCGAAATCGAGCTGGCAGAGCGGCGCGTCGAGATGGAGCGGGATGTCGGCGTGGCGCGCATCCAGGCGAAGCTCGCCGGGACGTCCGGCCGGTATGTCTGCGAGTGCGGCAACCCGATCAGCGAGGCCCGCCGGCGGGCCGTTCCTAACACCGACAAATGCATCGACTGCGCGACCTTCCTGGAGCGCCAACAAAACCGGAGACGCGCTTGATGGACTTGAGCACATTGATGCCGTGGGTGCTCGCGGCGAATACGATCCTGACGTTCGGGACCGGCATCTATGCCTTTCTCACTTCCGGATCGAAGGCGGCCAATGCCGGCCTCGCGGCGCTGAAGGCGAAGCTCGAAATTGACTCCGCCACGACCGCCGCTGACCGGCAGAAACAGGCTGACGCCATCGTCGGCAGGTTTCAGCTGGTGGAGTCGCGCCTGCTGAAGATCGAAAGCGATCTCACCTATTTGCCGGACCGTGAACAGACACACCGGCTGGAGCTGGCGGTCGAGCGTCTGACCGGGCGCATGGAAACGCTCGACGAGAGGCTGAAGCCTGTCGCCGCCATTTCCGACCGGTTGCAAGAATTCCTCCTCGAACAGGCGAGGCCCGGCAAATGAGCTTCGACAGGATCGTCCGCGAGGAAGCGCGCCTCATCATCCTGAAGGCGCTGGCGGCGGAGGTGAACAACCGCCTCAATTCGGAGCTGCTGCGGCTGTCGCTTGAGAGTTTCGGCATCGCCCGCACCCGCGACTGGGTGCATGCCGAGCTTGGTTTCCTGCAGGATGTCGGCGCGCTCACGCTGACGGAGGCCGGCACGGTCAGGATCGCCGCCCTGACGCAACGCGGCATGGACCATGTCCTGCGCACGATCGCCATCGACGGCGTGAAGCGGCCGAGCATCGGAGGCTGACATGGCGAGCGGTCGCGGCCAGCTAAATTCTTTTGAACGCCTGCCGCGCGAATGCACGCCGATCATCGCCTGGGCGAACGATCAGCTGCGTGACCGCGAGAAAACACAGACGGAGATCTATGAGGAGTTCTTCGCCAAGATGCAGGCGCTTCAGGCCGAGCACCGCGGAGAGCTGCAGTTCACCATCCCAAGCTTTTCGGCGTTCAACCGTCAGTCGATTCGCCTGGCCACACAGGCGCGCCGTATGGACGATACGAGGGAGATCACTAGCGTTCTCGCGGAGCGCTGGGACGCCAAGTCGTCCGACGAGCTGCTTATCATCGCATCCGAAGCGGTTAAGACGCTCGTGTTCGAATTGCTGATGGCGGCAGGCCCGGCCGGCTTCGAGCCGAAGGAGGCCAAGGCCCTGGCGGACACCCTTTATGCCGCATCAAAGGCGCAGAGCGTATCGAGTGCGCGCAGGGAGAAAGTTGAAGCCACGTTTGAGGCCGATGTGAATGCGGCCGTTGATCACGTCGCAAAGGTTAAAGGTATGACGGCCGAGACGGCCGATGCGATCAAGGCGCAGATCCTCGGGGTGAAGGCAGCATGAGCCCGAAAGAGGAGCGCCTTAGAAATCAGACGCTCGCTTGGGCGCAAGGCCGCCCGTACCACGAGGCGATCGACGATACATGCTGCCTGGACTTCTCCTGCTGTCGGCCGGAGCTGTTCACCAAAGACGCTGCGGAGCGGTGGCGGATTTACCACGAGAACTTCGGGAGCCGACATTGACCGGCCCGATCAGCCAGGCCGACTGGGTCAAGGTCCGCAGCGAAAGCATCGACAACCTCGACCATGTCATCGAGACGGTCGGTCTGCCGAACGTGCTGCTCGGCTACCAGAGCAAGACCGTTGCACGTTTGGAAAGCGGCGTCTCGCTGCTCGTCATCGAGAAATCGCGCCGCGTCGGCGAGACCTGGGCGCTCGCTTCAGCTGCCGTGCTGCACGCTGCCAAGGCGAAGGAAGCCGGCGGCATGGATGCGATGTACATCTCCTATAGCCAGGAGATGACCCGCGAGTTCATCGACGCCTGCGCTATGTGGGCGCGTGCTTTCGCCATCGCCGCAGCTGCCGAGGAAGAATTCGTGTTCGACGACGTCGACCCGGCCAATCCCGCCGAGACGCGCAAGATCCAGGCGTTCCGTATCCGCTTCGCCTCCGGCTTCGAAGTGCTGGCGCTGTCGTCGGCGCCGCGCTCGCTGCGCGGCAAGCAGGGCCTGGTCATCATCGACGAGGCGGCCTTCGTCGACAATCTGAAGGAGCTGCTGAAGGCGGCGCTCGCTTTCCTGATGTGGGGCGGCAAAGTGGTTGTCTGCTCGACACATAACGGCACGGAAAACGAGTTCAACGTGCTCGTCCAGGACATCCTGGCCGGCCGCCGCAAGGGCAGCCACCTGAAGGTCGACTTCGATCAGGCGCTGCTTGACGGGCTCTACCAGCGCATCTGCCTTGTCACCGGTCGGGAGTGGTCTCCGGAGGCCGAGGCGCAGTGGCGCCAGGACATCATCGACTTCTATGCCGATGGCGCGGACGAGGAGCTGTTCTGCATTCCGACCATGGGCTCGGGCGCCTGGCTGACCGCGCCGCTGATCGAAGCCCGGATGACTCTGTCGGACGAGGACGCGCCGATCCTGCGGATCTCGCTGCCGCCGGACTATCTGCACCGGCCGGTCGTCGAGCGGCAGCACCTGATGGCCGTGCAGCTCACCGGCCTGGACGACGCGCTGCAGCTGCTCAATCCCCGCAGCATGCATGCACTGGGTTACGACCCTGCGCGCAAATCGGACCCGGCGATCATCACGCTGCTGTCGATCGACGAGAAACTTGGCCGCAGCACGGCGCTGACGATCGAGATGCGCAACGTTCCCTTCGACGAACAGAAGGCGATCGCGCGCGACATCATGAAGGCGGCGCCCCGGCTGGTCGGCGCGGCGATCGACGCCACCGGCATGGGCATGAACCTCGCCGAGGATCTCGGCCGCGAGTTCGGCATCCGCGATGACGAGCACCCTGGCGGGCTCGTCTGGCAGGTGAAGCTGTCGGTCAACTGGTACAACGAAAACATGCCGCCGCTGAAGGCAGCCTTCGAGGACGGCGCGATCGCGCTGACCAGGGACGCGGAGCACGTCGTGGATCTTCGTCTGGTCAAGATCATCCGCGGCGTGCCGATGATCCCGCCCGAGCGCGTCGGAGAAGCCGGCAAGAAGCGGCACGGCGACTTCGCGGTGGCGCTGGCCCTCGCCTATTTCGCGAGCCGCATGCAATGGCACGAATACGGCTACCAGCCCGTCGCGGTGAAGAGGAGCCGGTTCGAGGAGCGCGCGTCGTCCGACGAAGGCGGCATGCGCCCAGGCGATCGTGACGGCGGCTTCCGCTTCGGCTCCACGCGGCGGCAGAGAGGAATCTTCTGATGGTCAGGAAATTCGAATGGGTCGACGCCTTTGGCCGGCCGATCGACACGTCGGCGCTGAAGACCGAGCAGGCGGCGCCGACATCGCGCGGAATTCGCCGCCATGACACGTTCCACCCAGCCGCCGGCCTGACGCCCGGCCGGCTCGCGGCATATCTGCGGGCCTCGGCAGACGGCAGCGATCCCGAAAGCTACTTGGCGCTCGCCGAGGATATGGAGGAGCGCGATCTCCACTATGCCGGCGTGCTCGGCGTCAGGAAGCGCCAGGTCTCCGGCCTGGACATCACCGTCGTGGCGGCCGGCGACGACAAGGCCAGCATCGCCGCGGCCGACCTCGTTCGCGAAATCATCGAGCGCGACGGCTTCGAGGATGAGCTGTTCGACATCCTCGACGCGATCGGCAAGGGCTTTTCCTGCACCGAGATCGTCTGGGACACGTCCGAGGGCCAGTGGCGGCCGCAGCGGCTCGCCTGGCGCAATCCGCGCTGGTTCGTTTTCGACCAGGTCGATGGGGAGACTCCCTTGCTGCGCCAGGGCGACAGTGGCGCCAACGAGCCGCTCAATCCTTATGGCTGGATATTCCACTCGGCCAAGATGAAGTCGGGGCTGCCGATTCGCGGCGGCATCGCCCGCGCCGCCGCCTGGACCTTCCTGTTCAAGGCGTACACGGTCAAGGATTGGGCGATCTTCGCCGAGGCCTATGGCCAGCCGCTGCGTCTCGGCAAATACGATGCCGGCGCGAGCGAGAAGGACAAGAACACTCTCCTCGAGGCGGTGTCGAACATCGGCGCCGACTATGCGGCGATCGTGCCGCAGTCGATGGCCGTCGATTTCATCAAGGCGGACATCTCCGGAAGCCACGAGCTTTACGAGAAGCGGGCCGACTGGCTCGACCGCCAGGTGTCGAAGATCGTGCTCGGCCAGACGGCGACCACCGACGCGATCGCCGGAGGCCACGCTGTCGGCAAGACGCATGATGGCGTGCGGGAGGACATCGAGCGCGCCGACGCCAAGCAGCTCGCCGCCACGCTCAATCGCGACCTGGTGCGGTCGATCGTCGATCTGAACCTCGGCCGCCAGAAGAAATATCCGAAGATCGTCATCGGCCGGCCGGACGAGGTCGACGTCGACAAGCTCGTGAAGAACGTCGTCCAGCTCGTGCCGCTCGGCCTGAAGGTCGGCATGGCCGAGATCCGCGACCACCTCGGCCTGACCGACCCTGGCGACGAGGAGGAGCTGCTTGTTGCACCGCGCCCGGGCGCTCCCGACGATGCCGTCGAAGAGGATCCCGAGAAGCCAGCAACCAAAAAGCCGGGCGCGGGCGAGCGAACGGCGCACAAGGCGCAGACCGGAAAGCCCGATGATTCCATCGACCGCGCGATCGACGACATGCTGGAAGACTGGGAGCCGCTTGTCTCGCCGATCGTGACCGGCCTGCAGGCCGAGCTGGCGGCCGCCACGTCGCTCGACGAGGTGAAGGCGCTTCTGGCGCGCCGCTTCGGGGATCTCGACGCACCGGCGCTGCGCGAGCTGCTGGCGCGATCCGCCTTCGCCGCGCGGCTCGCCGCTGAAGCCGGCGAGGATCTCTGATGGTCGACCTCGTCCCGCTGCCGCCTAGGGCGGCGATCCGCGCCCTGTTCGAGCGCGGCAAGCGGCTCGACCCGTCCTTCGCCTGGCAGGATGTCTGGGAGGAGGCGCATGCCAGCGCCTTCACCGTCGCCAAGTCGACCGGATTCGACGTCCTCGACGACATCTACAAGGCGCTGGTGAAGGCGCTTTCGGAAGGGAAGACATTCGCGGACTTCGCGCTGGAGCTGAAGCCGCTGCTCCAGGCGAAGGGCTGGTGGGGCCGCGCGCCGGTGACCGATCCGCTCACCGGCGCGCGCATCTTCGCGCAGCTCGGGTCGCCGCGGCGACTGCAGACGATCTTCGACGTGAACATGCGGGTGAGCTACGCGGCCGGCCACTGGTCGAGCTTCGAACGGACCAAGGCGACGCGGCCGCTCCTGCGCTACGTCGCCATCCGCGACGAGCGCACCCGGCCGGAGCACTTCGCCCATCACAACCTGGTGCTGCCCGTCGACCATCCGCATTGGAATACCTGGGCACCGCCGAACGGCTGGAACTGCCGTTGCACCCTGCAGAGCCTCTCGCAGGGCGACGTCGACCGGTTGACCGCCCAGGGCGAGAAGCTGATCTTCGAGCCGCCGGCCTACAGCGTGCGCGGATACACCAACAAGCGCACCGGGGTCGTCAGCATGGTTCCTGACGGCATCGATCCAGGCTGGGCGCACAATCCCGGCAGGGCTGGAAACGACGCCGTCGTGGCGGCCGATCTGGAAGCCAAGTGGAACTCGGCGAGCTGGATTTCCGACACTCCGTAATTTAGCCCCGCGTGCGCGCTCTCGTCCCCGACCCGCGCCAGTGGGGCCGGAAACGGGTCAACAGCGCTCACAGGGCGTTTAAAACCCGTTTAACGGGCAATTAAATGGCGAACCTTCCGCCTCGTCTGCAGGATTTGCCGCGGTGGCTTGTCGATCGCGCAGTTCGCGGCTACCGTCAGGCATGATTTCGGCACGCCCTCCCATCTGAGTGCCGATGACCAGCGGCCGACGGTAGCCACAAACCGTTGTGACTAGTTTCGGGGCGCTTGGCCGGGCCACTGTCTGCCCGATGAAATCCGCTCTTGCCTCCCTTCTGACGGCCGCCTTGATGGCCAGCCACACGACCGCGCTTACCGCGGCCGATGCGGCCGGCTCATGGATGTTGCTAACGCCGGCCGGTTCCGTCACCGGACGAGACGGCCGCGGACCCTTTGTCGTTGGTGACACGGCCACCATGTCGCGGATCGTGGCGAACACGCAGGCGCATCGCGGCAGCACCGAGCTTCTCGTCGATTACGACCATCAGAATATCTTCGGCGCCGTTCCCGGCGTCGGCGGCACGGCAAAAGCGGCCGGCTGGGTCAAGGAACTTCAGGTCCGCGCTGACGGCATTTGGGGCCGCATCGAATGGACCGAAGCTGCAGCGTCGGCCATCAAGGCCGGCGAGTATCGTTATCTGTCGCCGGTGTTCTTTGCCGAGCGAAAGGATGGCGGCCGGGTCCTTGCGCTGCAATCGGTGACCATCACCAACACGCCGAACTTCGACCTGGTCGCCGTTGCGGCCAGCAGCCTTCTGAACCTTCCAACCACTGAGAACGGAGAAAGCATGGACAAGATCCTTGCAGCCCTCGGCCTGCCTGCGGGTACGACCGAGGACAACGTCGTCGTCGCCATTACGGCGATGAAGTCGTCCGGCATTGCCCTCGCCAAGGCGGCGGGGCTGGCCGATGCGGCAAAGACGGATGACGTCCTGGCGGCCGTCACCGCGGCCTTCAGCGATCGCAAGACCATCGCCCAGGCTGTCGGCCTTAAGCCCGAGGCGACGGGTGCCGAGATCGTCACGGCCGCGCAGTCCGCCATGAAGGGCGGCGCGCCGGACCCAACGAAGTATGTGCCGATCCAGATGGTCACCGAACTGCAGGCGAGCGTGAAGACGCTGCAGGACACCATGTCGGCCAACTCGGCCGAGGAAGCAGTCGGCGCAGCCATCACGGCCGGCAGGCTCGCGCCCGCGCAGAAGGAATGGGCGCTCGCCTATCACAAGGCCAACCCGGCCGCGTTCAAGACCTTCGTCGACGGCGCGCCGGTGCTCACCGCCTCGCAGCTGCGGACGCAGAAGAAGGAGGGCGCCGCCGAGGGCGAGCTTGACGCGACGCAGCTCGCCGTCTGCTCGGCCATGGGCATCGATCCGAAGAAGTTCGCCGAGACGGCGAAGCAGCTCGAAAAGGAAACCCGCTAATGGCCGCGACCCGCGACCGGACCGATATCGCCCAGCGCGCAGGCGGCGATTTCGGCTATCCCGCCAAAACCGGCCTGCGCTTCTTCAAGAAGGCGATCCTCGCCGTTACGGCCGCCGGCCTCGCCGTGCCGGCCGGACATGCCGATGCGATCGCTATCGTCGGCCTGGTCGCGCTGCACGTCGACAACCGCGACGGCGCCGATGGCGACCAGAATGTCATCGGCCTGAAGGGCATCTTCGGCTTCGACCTGGAGGCCACTGCCGCTGACATCGGCCGCAAGGTCTACGCGGCTGACGACGAAGACATCGACTTCGAGGAGGCAGGGCTACTGCTCGGGCATGTCGTCGGCGTCGGCGAGGGCAAGACGTGGATCGACGTGACCGGCACGAAGGACCCGGCCTTCCTGACGGCCCGCATCGCCACGCTGGTCGGCGCCGGAGTGACCCGCATCGTTTCCGGCGTCGCCGGCGAGATGCGCAAGATCAGCAGCGTGATCGACGGCGTGCTGACCACCGGCAACGCCACCATCACCGTCGCCATCAACGGCGTCCCCGTCACCGGCGGCGTCGTCACCGTCACCCAGGCCGGCTCGGCCGCGGGCGACATCGACACCGCCGAACCGAGCGCCGCCAACATGGTGGCTGTCGGCGACGTGATCAGCTTCACGGTCGGCGGCACCAACGCCACCGCAACCCCGGCGAGCTTGCTCGTCGAAATCGCGCAGTAAAGGAGAGCTGCTCACATGGACATCAATTCCGATACCATCCGCAGCCTCTACACGGCGGTTTCGGCCGCCTTCAACGGGCGCCTGGACATCACGACGAGCTTCTACCAGACGGTCTCGATGACCGTCCCGTCCACGACGGCCATGAACGAGTATCCGCGCATGGATGATCTGCCGGGCTTCCGCGAGTGGATCGGCGATCGCGTGGTGCACGACCTCTCGCTGCAGACCTACCAGATCAAGAACCGCGAGTTCGAGAAGACGATCGGGGTCAAGCGCAGCCAGATCGAGGATGACCAGTACGGCTTCCTCGCGCCGGCCGCCGCCCAGATGGGCCAGGACGCGGCCGAGTTCCCTGACAGCCTTGTGTGGCCCCTCTGGAAGGCCGGCAATGCGACGCTTTGCTACGACGGCCAGAACTTCTTCGACACCGACCACCCCGGCTTCAACGAGGACGGGGAAGCGGTCTCGGTGTCGAACTATCAGGCCGGGGCGCAGCCCGCCTGGTTCCTGGTAGACGACAGCAAGGTCATGAAGCCCATGATCTGGCAGACGCGCAAGCCGTTCAAGCTGGTCTCGAAGGACGACGAGCGCGACGACAACACCTTCTTCAAGGGCAAGTACATCTGGGGCGTGGACGGCCGCTGCAACGCCGGCTTCGGCCTCTGGCAGCTCGCCTACATGTCGAAGGAAACGCTGAGCGCGGCAAACTACGCCGCGGCCAGAACCGCGCTCGGCACCATCCGCCGCCGCGACGGCACGCCGCTCA